ATAAAATAAACTTTTAACTATTAAATTATTTTAAAAATGTCTAGTATTAATGTATCGTGAGCGGTTTACAAAGCGTGAGAACAAATAAGTGGATGAGGAGTTGTAGCGACAGCGGCAGGATTGTTGACAGGAACAGCTGATTGACAATATTCTCCATTTCAATTAGACCTTAATGGTCGTCTAAGAGTATTGGCTACTTTAGATTGAGGAGAAATAAATGTAGATAATATTTCTATGTCAACTACTGGGTTAGTAGGAAAAACAAGTTGAGGTGATTTCACTACTGCTTATACAGCGGCAACACAAATCACAGTAGCAGGATTACCAACTTCACACGCAAGCCTTATCGCAGAAGATATACAGGCGATAGTGCAATTTACTGCAGCGTGAGCGGTAGCAAATACTTATTCAAGAGATGATGTCACTATAAGTGTCATTACTAATGTGATTACTGTGACTGGTGCAAGTTTTGGGGGAACAGATACATTTGTGGTTTACACAAATATTCCAAGAGATTTAGTAGTTTCGATTAGTGGAGATATAAATGTAGATGCTACAAATATTGCAGGCGGTACATTGATAGGTAAAAGTGCGGGTGGAGATTTCACTTCCGCTTATTTATGAGGTGCTACAATTACTATTGGTGCTTGACCTACATTCCATTCAACAATAGCAATAGCAGATATTGAAGTAGTGCAACAAATTAATACTGGTGGTACAGTAGTTGCAACATATACAAGGGACGATGCACTTATGACTTTAGCAGCAAATGTTTTGACTGTGACTGGTGCAACATTCGGGGCTAGTGATACATTCAGAATATATACTAATGTTTCTAGGCAATCAATACCAGGGACAGCGGTAATGGCTCAATCAAATCCGATTACTATAGCAACAGATGATACCCAGTTTGGGGCAATAGGCGAGGCGAGTGATGTAGATTGAAACATACACGGACAGTTAAGATATATAGGTGAAGCGGTAGACGGTTTGGAATGAACTGTGCCTATTCCACCTTATACACATTCAAGTGCGAGAGATGATTTTATAGCAACATATACTTCTACTACAAGTATTACAATAGCGGGAGCTCCTTGAACGATAACAAATAATATGTTATCTTCTATTCTAGTGACAGACACAGCAGGTACAACTGCGACAAGATATGTGAATGGTGCTAATGGGGTGACAATGAGTGTATCTTCAAATGTGATTACTATTACTGGAGCAGGGACACCATTTACCAGCGGTGACACTTACGATGTTTGTTTGAATATGTTTGATAAAGCATATGATAGTACTCTTGATGTTTTAAAAATTACAGAACAATCTGGGATTGATAAACATTATAGTTCTCAATCAATAGCTGATACAACTAATGTTGCAGCAGATACTAATTATTATCCAAGTGCATTAGGTGCTAGCATGGATTGATATAAAGATTTGTCTTTCTCTGGAAAAATGATTGACGCTGATTGAACTATGACATTGACATTAGAAGTAACAAATGATGAAGATACAACAAACGCTGATTGGATTCAAATAGATTTCTTTAATAATATAACAGGAGTAGCTGCAGCAGCTTCAAGTGTGACTGTTACGAATGATACAATAACATTCGCATGTAGTGCTGATGATGCTAACCGAAGACATTATAGATATAAAATGGTTAATGACGGGGCAAGTAATACGCTGATTATAAAAGAGAGACGCAAGGCTTTGTAGTTACTAACTTGCATTAAAGCCACTAATCATTATAAACAATATATTTATATATAACTATAAAATATGATTATAAGGAATTGTGAGATATGTGAAAAAGAAATGAGAGTATCTCCAGTGCATAGTAAAAGTAAGCGTTTTTGTTCACGAATTTGTCGTAAAGAAGACTACAAAATACAACAGGTACAGCGGATATGACAATGAGGTCACTAGATTTGAACCTACATAGAATGTAAACTTTTAACTTATAATTATTTATAACAATGAACGAAGCAAAACAATTAGAAATCAAAAAAATTTTTAAAGAGAAATGGGGAGAGATAACCTCTAAAGAGATTATGGAGTGATTTATTTTTTGACCTATTGCAACAAATGAACACTATAATGTAGATGAAATTGAAGAAGTGAGGTTAGGACTGGGAAAACAGATAGATGTTGTTGTATCAGAAATAAGAAATAAAATGAATTGAAGTTATGTGGTGACACCGCAAGTGATTGACCTAGAAACAGGGGAAATAACGCAGAAGGTATGATACTTCAAAGTAGCATCTAAAACCGCTCTCATAGATTCTTTGAGCTGTGAGGACTGGGAAGTTGAAGACATTTTAGACGAAGTAATGGATTGAAAGACACGAACAGAGTTTGTGAAAAGTTTTACAGCCTAATCGAATTTAATAATGGCAAAAGAAAGTTTAGTATCACTAGATAGAAGATTGATTTTTAGGGAAACCTTTAATAGCTATTCTGATATAGTAAAAAATTGAGGGACTATTATCGGTAATCCTACTCTAAGTAATGGGGTAATGAGTTTCTTAGCTGCCAATACTGATAAAATAGAATATCCTAGAAACAAGATAGATTTTAGTGGAAGAACAAAATTCACCGTAAGGGTAAAATGGACTGTTGTAGATGGCGTGACGTTGAGTTTACAACAATATACAGATGGTACTAATAGAGTTGTCTTTGTAAAACTTGCAGATAATTATTTATATTTTATTGTTTGTAATGCAACAGGTTCATTTGGAAAAGTAAGTTTATCAAGTGGAACTTATGATATTGTTTTTGTTTATGATGGTGGTGGGACTGGTAATGCTGGTAAAATGAAAGTGTATGTTGGTGGTGTTTTACAAACATTAACTTTTACAGCAAATATTCCTGCTTCATGCCCTACTTTCACAACTGAAAAATTTACTTTAGGTTTATACTCAACAGTTTATTCCACTGGTGATATAAATTTGATAGATATTTATGAAAATGATTCAACAGCAGAAGAAGCTCTTGCTTTAGCAAACGATAGGTTATATGTACCACCTAGTATAGAGGGTACTGTTCTTGATATAGACCCTAGACTAGGAAGTATTGTAGATAGATGGGGGAACACAATAACCAATACAGCAGTTGACATAGTAAGAGACACTCCTGGATATGTAATGAGTTTTGATGGAGGTACGAGTAAATTAGATTGTGGAAATCCTGCTTCTTTACAAATTACAGGAAGCATAACATTATCTGCTTGGGTTAAATTTAATGGTTCTGGAACACAATTTATAATAGCTAAAGATGATAATACAAATAGAGATTATGGTTTATATACTTCAGGCGGAAGCATTTATATGTTAATTTTTATTTCTGGTGCTGCCAAACAAGCATCTACAACTGCTGCTACTTTCAATGATAATCAATGGCATAGAATTATTGGCATAAATAATGGTACTGATTTATTAGTATATGTAGATGGTAAGTTAGAGCCTAGTACAGGAGGTTCTGGTAATGGGGGAGTTATTGATAACGATACTGTAAATCTAACTATTGGTGTAAGAGCTAATGATTCTTCTGATTATTTAGGACTTTTAGGAAATGTAAATATTAACAATAAAGCTTGGAGTGCAGAAGAAGTCGCTAGAGATTATCATTCAACTAAACATTATTTTATAAATAATATATAAACGATGCAACTATTTTGACTACCATTACATAAAGGGACTTTCCTAGATAAGTTTGGTTCTACAATTACCAAATCAGGAACTAATGCTATGAAGCAATTAGGGAAAGGTTTTTCTTTAGATTGTGCTTGAGCTAATTATGTTTATTCAGGAACAGTAGCCGGAGATTATAAAACTATAGTTATGGAGTTTTGGTTAGAAAATAAAATAGTAGCTGGTATGGCTGCGGTGGTATTAGGAAGTTTGACAAGTACAGGTTTTATAGCAATAGGAGAATTCAGTGGTGTTATGACAGATGAAACTTTTATAATGTATGATACTATTGGTGGTAGTAAATCCTTATATATAAAAGATAATATACCTGCAGGATATAATCAGATAATTATGATTTGGAATGGTAGTGCATATGATTGTTTGTTAAATGGTATTCAAGTAACGACTTATATTGGTAGAGAACAGTCATCATTAGCGTTAATTAATGGAGGAGATGTTTATATAGGTAAACGTGAAGGAAGTGCTGCTTATTTTACTGGTGGTTTTCTCAACCGAGAAATATACGACCACAGTTTCACAACTTTAGAAAGAGCAAATAAATATAATGAATATTTACATAGGAGTTATATATGTCCTCCTAAGAGACAGATAGGAGAATTCAAGACAGTTTTTAAAGGGGATGGTGTACGCAATTTCGTTGATTTGCCTGCTGGTATTACTTCAGGAACAGGAGATTGGGAGTTTGAATATATTGCTTCTTTAGAAACAACAAGTTATTCAATAGTGATTGACGCATACATAGGTGGTAATGATTGATTTTATATAGGATATTATAATAGAGATTGTTATTTTAAATATTGAGATGGTTCTGTCACTAAAACTATAATTAAAGATACTCCTTACGATGTGCCGACAAAATTTAAAGTAGGTGTTCGTTCATCTACTAACGAAATGTATATGATTATAGATGGTGTAGAATACACAGAAGACATTTCTACAATTTCACAAAAGAATTTTACTATAGAACGTTTTGGAAAATTGAATGCAACTGGTGATTTTCATAAGGGTATCATCTCAGATGTTAAATTTACTAAAGCTGGTGTTAGTTATTTTTGGTATAAGTTAGATGAAAAAGAATGAAGTGTAGCTTATGATAGTTCAAGTAATAATTTACATTGAACATACCATTGAGAAGGTTATCATACTAGTAAATTGATACAAGACACATATATCAAAGAAGATTTCCAAGGGAATCCTGCAGACGGACAAAACAAACTACCACTAGGATGGACTGTTGGAACAGGAGTTTATAAAACAGAAGAACTAACTACTAACGATGGAGTATTAACACATTTAACAAAAGGAACAAAATACTTACAATGTACAGCAGCAGGAGCAATAGGATTCCAAAACGATGAAGCATACGGGACTTGGGAGTTTGATTTAAATAAGGTTTGAGGAAATGCTGTTCAATATACTATATTTATAGCTAACGACTCTTTACGACCAAGTGTATTAAATACATACGCTATATCTTTTGATAACTCAGAAGTTATAAGGATTTTAAAAGATGGTGGAACATTACTGGCTTCGGCGGACAATTATCTTAAAATAAATACACGATATAGATTAAAAATAACTAGAGATTTCTCTGGTAAGTTTACACTTTATATTAAAGGTGGAGCGTTCTGATATGAATGGACTCTTGTTGATGTAAGTGGTGGTATAGGAACTAACCCATCAACAGATAATGCTAATAAAACTTGTAGTTATATTGTGCTAGATTATGACACAGGAGATAGGATTGCAAACATCACCCATAAAAAATGAATACTTTAATTCTTTAAAATGAAAAACAAGATGGTTGTAGATTGGAGTTTTGGAAGTTGGGTTAAGTTGAGTATGTACCCAGCGGTGATAGCGTTCTTTACTTACTGTAATTGGAACATAGAGGCATTTGCTATACTAGCGGTACTTATTATGGCTGATTTCTTTCTAGGAATTATTAAAAGTTATTCATTGTATTGAGGGAAATCTATTACCTCTAGCAGAGCAAGAACAGGAATATTAGCAAAACTTTCTATCTTAATAATCCCACTAACTTTATGAGTTATGGGGAAAGCTGCGGGTGTAGAAACTATGTGGATTGCACCATTCTCCGCAGGATTATTAGCATTAGCAGAGGCATATAGTATCGTAAGTAATATTGCTGCGATAAGGACTGGGAAAGATGTTGAGGAGTTCGATGCAATCTCCTATGCCTTGAAAAAGATATTGAAATTAATAAAAACTTTATTACAGAAGAAAATTAGATAACCATTTTAAATTCTAAAACAAAAGAGATGCTAAAAAAATATTTCAATTATTTGTTTAGTGGTTGAGAGGTTGCAGATTCGTGTATAGATATTCCAGATAAGAGGGATTACCCATTCCACGAATATATAAACTGATATGCAGAATGAGGAGAAAAGAAATGGCCATATAAAAAAATAACAACTTTCAATCAATGAGGAGTACCTGCTTGCACAAGGTATGGTGTCACTCATATAAACAACGCACAGAATATCTTAGAGTATGAAAAACATTGAAAGATTTATAAACAAATTAATCCTCTAACTATATGGGAGAAAGGAAATAAAATCAAATCCCTACAAGCTGCGATGTGAGTAATGATGAAAGAAGGATTGATTGAATGATTTACTAGGGTGAAATCAATCTCTAAAACAAAACAGATACAGGAAATAAAACAGGCGATAGATATAGGGAAATGGATTTACACTTGAAGTCCTAGAGGCGATTGGGCATACATAAAAAGGACTGGTATGTATAGGAATAGACCAGATAATAAATTTGTTTGACACGCTTTCTGTATGGTGGATTATGATGACAACAGGAAAGTATTTAGATGTATGAACAGTTATGGTCCTAGTTGGGGGATAGGGAAAGGGTATTTTGTTGTTAGATATGATGACATACACCTGCTCTATAATAAATACCCTATAATAGATAAAGATGATACAGGTAAATTTAAGAAATTTAAATCATTGCAATACGCTAAAGTGTATGTAAAACTAGCAAAGAAATTATGGGATGTAGAAACAGAAATGGAATATAAAAAAGCATTAGGAGAATGAGCGAGTGCAATGAGGAAATCATATGAATTTACTGACAAAGATTTGTAGTTAACCAAAACAAAAATATAGATTAAAAGGCGGTGTTTATCATTGCCTTTTTTCTTTCATATAAAAGCAAGAATCATTATGTGATTTTAGTGGTATAATTTTGTCTTGCAATTTAGTTTGATTTGAATATATTAGTGCAGAATTAAATGTGATAAGTTTAGAGGGTCTTCATCACGACACTCAGTCTGACAATGGGAAAAAGAGAAATCCAAAAGAGACGACTATGTAGGGGAGTACTAACCTTATTAGTGAGTGGGTCAATCAACTTCTAGTGTAAGGAGTATGCTTTATAAGCAGATAGTATCTTTTTCATTATCTCTTTAAAGTACATAGAAATTTTTACTCATTATACTAGAGGGTTTTGAACCCACTAATCTTTCTTCTGAGAAAAAGTTTTTAAAAATATATTATTTAATGAATAATAGATAATATCTTACTGGGAAAGACAATTGATTTATATAAAAAAAATCACTTGCAATCAATTAAAAGAAATCTATAGTAGCATAGATATATCAAAACCCTCAGATGTTTCAAAGCTAGGAATATTGGAAAAGGCTCTTAATTGAGCTTTTTTTTGTTAAAAGAAAAAAGTCGGTGAAAATTTGCATTATTTTGAAAATCAATTATAATCAGAGTGTAGTTATGAATACTACCTTTTAATCTTTTACACATTACAAGATGAAACAAGAACAAATTTTAAAAAGACTTCGCACAGAAGCAAAAGAGCTATGGCTTAATTATCTCCATTGTGAGAAAGTCACAAGAGCATCTGTCCTATTAAAAAGGCGGGATAAGAAAATGCAAACAGTACACAGATTACAAACTTCAATTAATCTTTTATTTATTTTACCACTACACAATGAAACAAATCCTCTACAAGAAGTTCTTGAAATGGTTAGAGAGAACAAATTACAAAAGGAAAGTATTGCAATGCTACAAAATAATTGCCTTTATTTTATTTAGTGTGGTGATAATAAATAGTGATTTAGCATACCTAATCATAGTACATCAGAATTATTTGTTTCCTAAGTTGTTTGTATTGTTCAATCTATTCGTATTCATGGACGATATAACCAGAAATATGATGAGTATTAAGCGGTCTGTTCGTAGTGAAAAATCGTATACAGAAGAAACAGAGCCGGAATTGTATAATATACCCATTTCGAAATTGATTGCCTTTATAATGAAATATAGGGCATTCGGAAATAAAGAGTTTTTGAAGGAGATTGTTTGTGATAATAGTAAGTATAAATTGATAGCAGAGTTATTTGAAAACAGAGGCATATTGGTGAGATGAAAAAACAATGCAAGGGTATTATGTAAGACGATGGGTGTCGAACAAATCATTGAAGTATTGACCAAAGCCCCTATTCAAAAGGAGAAGGATGGTTATTATTCATATAACCCAATAACCACATAAAACCCAATTAGTACATAACATCAAACCAAACATAAAACATACATAAAATATACTATATATATAATATACAAGAAGTGGGAGTAAATATCAAAAAGACCTTGCAATTGTATTTGAAAAATATAGTATCTAGTTATCAAAATGAAAAGAAAAGGTTTTATTTTATTTATTCTTATTCAAATGAACACACCAAAATTAGCAGCATTCACATTACATCTTACAAACGGAAACACAATCGAATTCGGAACAGAAGCAGGAAATTATGATTTAATGATTTGAGCCAATACATTTCTTTGAACAAAAGAGCAACAAGGAAAAATGTTGTATTGATATTTATTAGGTCTATTTGACCAAGGGCTTATAGTAAATTATCCTTATTCATTCGAAATAGATGATTTGTATAATAAAATAATAAATTCACTTCCATATTTCTTACCAAGTAAAAAATAAGATTTTAAGTAAAGGTTTTATTATTTGAAGGTATTGAAATGATTGAAGATTTAATAAATGATTTATGAGATGATTATGCAAGTATAGAAACATTAGAAGAAATGATGGATTAATAAGGTTTTATATTCCAAATCTATATTAAGATGAAAAGAATAAATGCACCGCTTACAGATATACATGATAGAGATTTCATTACAGGTGAGATAGTAAAGAATGAAAGGTTTGAAGAAATGCAAATGACATTAGAATGAAAAGTAAAAAATTGGGTGAGGAAGAAGAGATTGAACGCTAGGGCAGATTGAAAAATATTTGTAGAGTGATTAGGATATGTTTCATTGTAGTTTTTAAATTATAAATTATATTAAAATGGGAAAGTTTATATTTAAAGATGATGAAGATTGTTATATGGTTATTGAATGAGTACATTATATAGATTTTAAAAAAGCATATAGAGATTTAGAATATGATTATCAGCATGGAGATAGAGATTGGAGCGATTTTTATTATGAACTTACAAATATATTAAAAGTAAAAAATCCTAAAATTAATATTATACAAAGTGTTATTTTTACACATAATAATTTTATTGTTTAAAATATTTCAAAGATGAAGATGATGACAAAAGCCTTAGAGAAAACATTGCCCCTTTATCATAGTCAAGATTGATTGAAAGGAGATGCTATATGTTATGCTCATTATTTCTATTGAGGTCGAGATTGGTATGTATTAGAATATGACAAAGTGCCTAAAATATTTTTTGGCATAGTGATATGACATGATACAGAATATTGAGATTTCGGTTTAGCAGAACTTGAAAGCACAGGTAAAGTAGAAAGAGATTTGTATTGGACACCTAAAAAAGTATGTGAGATTGATAAATTAAAAAATTTCATTGAATGAATATATCCAACAGATTAGTATTTTATATTATTTATATAATTCTTATGAAAAAAATTAAAGAGCCATTTATGCACAAGTTTGGGGATAAAGTCCAGGAAGTAAAAACAATGTTTAAGTTAGATGCAGAAAACGAAGGACGAACACCAAAAGAAATACAAACAATAATAGACGACATTGTAGATAAAAATTATGAGTATTCATATAAGAAGCTAAAAGAACAATACGAATAGTTATTTTTATTATTTAAATTATATTTATTATGGAACAAGTAAAAGAAACAAAGAAAAAATTAGTAGACCAGACACCACAAGAAATGTTATTGCAGTTAGTAAACAGGAAATTGAAATCAATGGAAAAGCGTAGGAAAACAGAAACACCCTCAATGAAGAAGTACAAAGAAGCAAAAGTGTTTTTAGAAAATTGGGACAAAAAAGAAGACTAATTTTTATATTCTTACTATTTACCTATGAAAACACGACTTATAAAAGACTACGGAAACTATTGAGAAACGCTTTTACAAATAATTAAAGCTGAAAGTATGGAAGAAGCAGTAAGGAAAGCAGAAAAACTTTGAAACCGACAACAAGAAAAAAAAGAAAGTCAAGAAATTAAAATAATATAAACCTTTTCACCTTTTTACACTTATTATTATGAAAACAATCAAGAGATATATTCAAAAAGAACTTGTTGAAGCAAAAAAAGAATTTAAGAGAGTTGAGAAAGAATATAAAGATTTTAAATCAATTCCTTTTGATGTAGATTCTACAAGTGATTTATTTGAGTATGGGTTTGTCAGATGATTAGAGGTTGCATTAGCACATATCAAATCAGCACCTACCAAAGAAACATTATTACGCAGTCAAGACGATTAGTTTTTATTTTTTCAAAACATATCAAATATGAAAGCAGAATTACAAACTAGATTATTTCAATTCAGTAAAAGTGTGATTGAGATGGCACAATGATTGCCAATTAATATTATAAATCGCAACACAATAGATAGATGCGTTGAGTGTAGTACAAATGCAGGAGCGGAATATGCAGTTGCAAATGTTGCTACAACAAAAAAAACATTTTCTTATGGGATTAATATGTGCAAATCACATCTACAAGCAGCACAATATTGGTTAGAACTTTTAAATGAAACAACAAAAGATAATAAAAAAATAGTAAAAGAAATATATTCTGAATGTAAGGAGTTAGCAGATATATTTCAAAAAATATCTTGGAAACTTAAAAAACCAAATTTTGAAACAGAACAAAAATAAATAAATAGTGGTAGTCTTTTTTTGGTCGTTGCGATAGAACTAGGCTCGTAAGTATTTATATAACTGCAGTCGTATAAATAGCCACCATTTATATTATGAATAGTAAAATAAATAGCACAAGTGGTATATCAAAAAGCCCTTGCAATCGTATTTGAAAAATATATAAAATTAATGTTTTAAATGTTTAGTATATGTTTATGAAAAGAAAATCATTATTGTATTTAGAGCAGTTGAGAAAGGAATATGCACCCAATTTATCTTATAGAAAATTTCAATGAATATATATTAATTGGGAGAATACAAAATGGTGACTAACATTTAAAAAATATTTACAAGTTTGGTTAGATATTAATGAGGTAGAGTATTGAGATGTAGAATTACAAATAAATAAATAGTTTTTAATTTTTTACAACAAGAGCGGGATGTTATTATTTTTCGACATTGAAACAGCACCAGTAGTACAATTGAATGAAATGCCTCTAGAACTTAGAGAGCTTTGGAAAGAAAGATATTGTAAAGATATGCCACAATCAGAAACCCATAGTTCATACTTTCGTAAAAGAGCAGGACTTTATGCAGAGTTTTCAAAAATCCTTTGCATAAGTTTATGATACATTGTAGGTACTGAAATCAAAATCAAAACCTTGATGTGAGCCGAGTTAGATATTCTAAAAAGTTTTTTTAAAGCAATTGAATGAAACACTTTGGCGTGATATAATATAAAACGATTTGATATGCCTTTCATATGTAAGAGGGCAGTAATAAGATGAATGGATAGCGTACCTAAAGAAATAAATAATCATTGAAAGAAACCTTGGGAATTAGAGTGTGTAGATGTTATGGAGATATGGAAGTTTGGTGGTTGAATGACAGCAAGTTTAGGAGTTGTATGTGAAGTATTAGATATACAATCACCTAAGGGAGAAATACAATGAAACAATATTTGAGAATTTTACTTTTCAAAAGAATTTGATATAGAGAAAGTTAAGAATTATTGTGAAGCAGATGTAGAGGCAACAATAAAAATATATGATAAGTTGAAGAAAGTTTTGTTATAAACTAATCGTTTTTATTATCTAATTTATATTACAATGGGACTATGAGGAGATGACAACAACCAGACAGCAGCGATTTATTTAAATCTTAAAGCTAATGGTATTAAGTGAGTCACAGAAGCACCTGTTTTTGAAAACTACAAGACACAAGAGTCTAATTGACAATTCAATTGAGATTTAGTAGGTATCACAATCAGACCAGAGAGTGCGAAAAATCAGTACGAAACAATCCAAATGGAGTTTATTGATGACAAGCAAGACAGGTATGTTGTATCTACAACATTCACTAATATTGCTATGTGTGCGATTAATTCTTTTGTATGAGGTATGGAAGCAGAAAGTAATTTTGAGAAATTAACTTTAAGTTTGTACAAGAAAGGAGAGTATGCAAGGATTGGAATATTTGCTAATGGCGATATGATGAACTGGGCGTATGAAATGGAATTCTTATTATGAATGACAAAAAAAGTTACTGTCAATGGAAAAGAAGTGACAGACAAAACAGAATTGAATGAATTTTTGAGAGGTAAGATTGGGGAGTTAGATGAATATTTAAAATGATTGACAAGAGAAGTAAAAGATAAACCCTTTAATATAGAGGACAATGAAGTGACAGTAGACCACACAGAAGATATGGAACAGAAGAAAAAAGATACAGAAGCGATTGAAGATGAAAGTCCTACAAAAGCATCTGATTGAAATGACCCAAGCGAAGAAGAAAAGAAACAACATAAAGAAGCAGCGAAAGAAACAGAGGATAATTGACTTCCCTTTTAAAATGGTATTGCGATTAGTTTTAATTAATATATTATTAGATAGAATAATATTTTATTAGTTAAATCTATAAGATGAAATGTAAACAATGCCAACAAGAGAAACCAGTGTCAGAGTTTTATAAGCACCCACAAATGCCATCTTGATATTTAAATTTTTGTAAGGAGTGCAAAAGAGCTTATGCTAGAAGTAATAGAAGTAAAGAAGTAGATAAAAAAAGATATTGGTCTAGTCCTAAAAAAAGATTGAATGTTATTTATAGTAGTATGATGAGTAGGTGTTATAATAAAAATATAAGAAATTATCATAGATATGGTTGAAGATGAATAAAGGTATTATGGGATGATTACAAACATTTTTATAGTGATATGTTAGATTGTTATATGGCACATTGGAATGAAAATTGATGAAAAGAAAATAGACAAACTCAAATAGACCGTATTGATAATAATTGAAATTATTGTAAAGAAAATTGTAGATGGGTTACTCCTAAAGAACAATGTAAAAATAGAGATATAGAAAATAATATTTGTTATAAAAAATAATTTTATTTATTTGAACAAGAGCAAAATGGAATTAACTATAATGTTATCAAAAGAGTTAAGAAATATATCATTTGGTTTATTTGATTTAATTAAATGAGATTTAAAAGATTATCTTATTACGATAGAGGATATTAATTTTTTATTGGAATTAGAAGGTTATATAGATTGGACTGAGAGAATGGATGTAAAAGATGTTATGAAGAGAATATTATTAGCTATAAAAGCAGATGATGTGTTAAGGAAGTCGCACTGTGACCCATATGAATTATTTATAGATGCATGACGAATAGATAAAGATTTAAATATATTACTGAAAGTATAATATACTCTTTTTAAATTATTAATTGTTTAATATGTTATCTGAAAAATGTTCGATGGATAAATATAAGATGGAAATTGAAGATTGGCAAGAGAAATATTGAGAAGAGTTATCTAGTGTATATTATGATTCTATAGAAAAATGGGTAAATAGATTGACGGAAAAAGAATATGAGAGAGAGTTATGGAAACATTGGAAAGATATTAAGCGGACCATAGAGACCAAAAGAACTAAAAAAAATTGATGATGATATTGGGATAGACCTGCACTAAAAAGAGAAATAAGAGTAGATAAACATAAGTGGTGTAGGGAGGAATTTATAGAGGATTATTATACTACGCAAATAGAATGTTTACAATGAGAATATACAGATTTTATAGTAGATATTTATATGTGAGATTAATTTTATAAATAAATAATAAGGATGTATTTTGTGAAACAGATAGAAAATGGAGTAATGCCGAACAATAATGATATAAAGGTGTATTTGTCCACTAGGAAGGATTGACAGTATTCTATTGAAATAAAGCGTCACTGAGACCGCACTTTACAGCAGAACTCTAAGTATTGGAAGGTGTTGTCAATCGCTTCAAAGGAAACAGGACACAGTCCCACAGAATTACATTATTATTTCAAACATAAAATAATAGGAGATGTTGAATGATTGCCTAGTACAAAAGAATTATGAGTGACAGAGTTCAGTTGATATTTAGAGGAAGTGTTGAACACTTTAGCGAAGCAAGGAATAATTATAGAGGACGCATTTTAAATTTTAAAAAACAGAGCGAATGGACACATTTAATTTAGACACATTTGACCCAACAACCGCACAATTAGAATTAATGGCTAGTGGGTATAAATGATTAACGATTGCAAAAGATTGAGAAGAGATAGTAAAAGAGGCAAAAATAAAATTACAAAAAATGAGGACAAATATTTCAAAGACATTAAAAGCAGATAGGGACAAAGCAATAAAATATCAGAAAGATAATATTGTAAAAGAAAAAGAACTCATAGCGATTATATCTCCTATTGAAAAGGAACTTGATACAGAGATAGAAAATAAAGCTATGGAAGAAGAAATGACAAAAAGGAGAGAAACATTAGATATAAGGCGACAAGAATTAAAAGCGATATGATTAGAAAATGAATACGATGAGGAATATGTATTGAGTATGAATTTCGAGCAGTTTATGGATTTCATTAGAACAGAGAAGGCCCGTTTGTTTGAGGTAGAAAATGAAAAGAAAAAGGCACAAGAAATTGCAGAGAAAAGAGAAATAGAATTAAAGGCAGCAGAAGAGAAAGGGAAAACACAGGCAGAAGAAAAAGCCAAACAAGATATTGAAAGGGAAAAATCTATGAGAGAGGAAGACCAGATTGCCAAAGAGGAAGAACAAAAAAAATTAGAGAGTGAAGAATGATATAATGCGTTTAAGTTAGCGAATTGATATACAGAGGAAACCAAAGAACAATTTTATGAGAAAAAAGAATGAACAAAAATAATTCTTTTTAAGAGAGTAGCGGAATTTATTATTAATTAATAATACAATGTGGAGTATAAATGATGGTAGGGGAAACAGAATAGAGTGAGTGGAGAAGAAAGGTAAAATCCATATCTATCTTTACTTGATGTGAAATGAATACCGCAGAGCTATTTGAATTGTAGATAAAGTAAAAAGAACTTGGACGATTAGGAAAGACCCCGAGAAACATTTATTTCGTGCTAGTGGTAGTTATGGCTTCAATCGTGAAATGGTTATCAGATTAAAGAAAGATTATAAAGTAATAATAAAAGAACCGAAAACAAAAATAGTAAGAATCTGCTTTATAAAAGATATTGTGGAAAGAGAAGAGCATCTTAATTTCTCTAAGGGTGGTTATGAACTACAATTATTCTACCCTAGAGATAAGATGGACATAGAAGTATTATAGTTATTTTTATTTTTTTATTATATTATTATGACAATACTTGTTATTGGAATGGTTATCGGCTGACTTATCTGAATGTGGATAGGGACTAATAAATGAAGACCATGAGAATGATTTATTCGATGAGCTTTACTTGGGGTTATAGGATGGATTATAATCGCTTATACAAACAAAACAAAGAAACAGATAAAAATAGATTTACAGAACGAGATTAAGAAAGATAGGTTGAAAAAGAAATTAGCGAAAGAGATGGAATAGTCTTTATAATGGGAGCGTAAAACCACTACATCTTTAGTGTAGGGGATGTAAGCGACTATCATTGTTCTTCGTTATCCCATTTTTTGTGTTCGTTATTTGTAGTTATATATTGAGCTTTGATATTATTAAGGCAAAGCTATTATTATGGATGAAGATTATAGTAATATTTTAAAAAATAATGTTTGATATGGTTGATACTAAAAAATTACAAAAGGCAATTAGTCTCTTACAAGAGTTCTGTGATGAAATAGAATGAGTAGAGATTATACCTGACAAGAAAGTGAAATATTCTCATTATGTCCGTATGACAGAAAAACAATGTATGATACTAGAAAACGATTATGGAATATTTGTAATTAAACAATACATACAGAAATTAGAAAACTGGCTATGACAATGAAACAAAAAGAAGTGTCATTATCGCACAATACTTGCTTGGATTGATAAAGACGGGACAAGGAAGAAGCCTAAGAAAATAAAGGAAATTCTTGTTCCGCAAGATAAGTTAATCACTCCGCAACAAAAAACATTGCTAGATAAAATGAAAGGGAATTTTATTACTAATGCACTTATACCAAATGACTAAAAAATTTGAGAAAACTGTTCGAAATAAAGAAAAGAAAAAGAAAGGAGAATCGACTGTTTGGAATAAAGAGGCAAGGAAAAGTAAAAATACTGATACAGTTTGGAACAAAGAGAAGAAAAATAGTAAGAAGTTTACAGATACTAAATGGGAGAAATCCATTAAAAGTAATGTAGTATGGCACAAAGAAAAAAAGAAAAAGTTTTCAAATAAGAATAAAAAAGCAGAGGACTTAAAGAATATATCTGATGAATGATTAGTTGAGAAATATACGCCAGCAACACAGAAGAAAGATTATAAAGTTGTTGCGTATGAAAGTCGCTGATTAGATATGGATTTTGAGGTACATAGGTTCTGTGAAATCACCTACGAACTTACTGGAGAGAAAATTAATGCAGAGGAGATACACCACATAGAGGGTAGGAATGGGAGCAAGTTCAATGACCCAAGCAACCTAATATTTGTATGTAGAAAGGAACACGACATAGTAAGTAAGTATGAAATTCAATGGTTAAAAGATATAGTACAAAAATATTTAATTTATTAAATAATAAAAAAGATGCCAATAATTTCTATCAAACCACTTTCAGTAAATGCTGCCTGGAAATGAAGAAGATTTAAAACTCCTGAATATAAAAATTATGAAAAATATTTATTGATTGTATTGCCTAAACTTACAATACCTAAGGGGCGTTTGTTTATAAAATTTATGTTTGGGTTCTCAAACAAAGGACAAGATATTGATTGACCTATAAAACTAATACTAGATATTCTACAAAAGAAGTATGGGTTTAATGACAACAGAGTATATGCCCTTAATGTACAAAAAAATATAGTAAAGAAAGGAGAAGAATATATTTATTTTACTATTGATAAATACGAATGGAACTCAAAAGATGAATGATAGTGGAACATATCTTATTTAAAACTTGTGTGATTTTAAATATAGAACATTGAATAGTATTCTTTACAAGTACCCTAAGAAAAGGGACAGTGAGGATGTTGAATACTTTGTTTAGTCCTTATATAAATCCTGTACTAGATAATAATGGGAAAATTATGTACAGCAAGACAGTTGCTCTTTAATCTTTTACAAACAAAAAAATGAAGCATAATGATATGTGGTTTACTTATATGATGGTTGGGAATATTTATAAAAAAGCAGATACAATTCGCAATTGAGGTAATATAAAACTTTGGAATAAAATATATATAGCAACCATAGGTGGTAATGTATATGTGATGAAACCTATTGGAGCTAGTCTACTTAAATTTAGATGTATGGAAGCAATAATAAGCAACCAACAAAAAGCATAAATAAAAAAAGACTTGAAATTATATCAAAATACCATAAATTATATATATTTATTTTATTATTATTTGTTATGGCTAGCTATAAATTTACAGAGGAAACTGATAAACAGATACAGTTGTATTGCTACAGAACATACACAACTATTACTGCTTTATTTAAAAGCATAGGAAGTTGATATGCAACATATCATTCTATAAAGAAAAGATGAGTGATGAGTGCAAGGACTGTGAAGAAATTAAAAGATGCGTGAGTACCTATATTTACTAAAATAGTATAATTATTTATTTGTAATTTTTTATGATGGAATTATTTTTTAGAATATTAATATATTGTAGTATAGTTTGTCCTTTTGTTGTTATTCAAACATATTATAATGTATCGGTTAGTATAGCGGTAGTAACCTGTTTCCTGTGTATGGTTGTGAGTTCTTATCGAGCAAAGAAATTAATGAAATTATTTTAAAAATACCATATATAACAAAATTAAATATGCAAATGGTATATCAAAATGCCCTTGAAATTGTGTTTGAAAAATATATAAAATTAGTGTATTTTATTATGTTATATGTTTAGATGTGAATATTTATATTATGAGTAGTAAGCGGTTTGTTTTGAGCTTTGGTGGGTGATATTATTGTAGAGGTAAGAAAACAAATCAAATTAGAAAAGAGATTGAAGATAGTAAAATGAATGTGATGTAAAGTATTTAGAAATTGAAAATTAGAAAAATAAGGTTGTTGAAAAAATAATAAAATCATTATAGTATATACGAAGTAGTTATTTAACATATAAATTTTTGTCCGATGAACTTATGACTTTAAACTAAGTCGTCAGTGTTGCTGACTTTATCTATTATTTTTTTATAATGAAAGTCTTAAAATCTTTAAACGGTTATTTTGTACAAACAATTGTACTAAGTGTGATGTTATTGATGGGCATTTTGTTAGTCACTTTGCATTCTAATGATGTGAGTGCTGAAAATCTTTTGGACTGAGGTATGTCAATTAAAGTATGGGACACAGCAAGCGAAGAATTTAAAGCGGATTTTATTAGGTATGAAGATAAACACGAAACTTGGAACAGAGAAATGTTCCCGATGGTGTTTAGATACAAAGTATTAGCCGAATCGCACCCCGCACAGCAACGATTGAATTATGCTTATTCAAAATTTGGGAATAAGGTTGAGGCAGAAAGAATAGTGCTTACTCTTATTGATGAGAACAGAAGAATGTTATTGTTCGAGCAATCGTCAAGAAATGAATGGGGACTGCCACAATTACAATTCACATATCACGAGGCATTCATACAAAGTAATTATTTTATGGATTGATTTAATCAAGTGGATTATATGGTAGATGTTTATTATGATTGGAAGTATCGTAAATGAGGAACTAACCCACGAGCAGGTTGGTACAAAACAAATTTACACAAAGATTTATTAGAGTATTATTAAACAAAGTTTTATTTTTAAAATTTATATATTATGGCAAAAACAGTTAGTAAAATCCGATGAAGAATTGGATTAGTAATTTTATGTATCGCACTATCATTATTATCAGTTAATTTTACTGGTGATGCTACAAGTGAAATCGTAGTACCTATGGACAATAGCGGTGCTGTTGCGACTATCACTACTGATATGATACAAGAAATGATTGAAGAGGCGGTTGGTAATCTTGTTCCTGAGGTAGATGAGGTTGAAGTATCGTTAGATGAAATGGTTGAAGATGTAGTTGTTAGTTCCGCTATTAATGGAGCTACTGCATTAGTGACTGAATACGCAGCACAACCAGAACACCTTATAGGAAATGGGTACACAGAGAACACAGACCAGTTGAGAGATTGGGCAAAATCTAATATGCACGAGATTGATGTTCCTATTTATGCAACACAAATGGTTATTGAGTTAGCGAAACCTTTGGAAACAGAAAACCAAAACATCATTATCTACATAGAAAGTGGTAAATGGTTCTGTGGAGGAAGAATTAGAAAAAATTCATTTGAAGCTACTTACACTCACACATTTGACAGTATAGACCTTATACCTGTCACTTGTGAGAAAGATATGATTTCAAAGATGAATGGGCAAACAATAAATATTGGTTGATATGTTTCTGTTTATAATGGAAACCAAATCACTAATATAAGATTTGAATAATATTTATGATTGGGGGTTGTAGAATATAACCCTCACATATAAGTTTTATTATTTGAAATTATTTATATGGAAAATGATAGAAGAGCGGTAGGATGTGCAATTGCATCGATAGTATTAGTTTTATGAGTAATTTGATTAGTGGCATTTGTGATTATACATTTTATTGCTAAGTTCCGATAATGAATAGAAAGTGATGTGCATTATTTTTTATGGTAGGTTTAGTTGTATTCTTTAGCATACTATGAGAGATAGGGGACAATAAAGAAACAAAAAAGAATTGTGGTCGAATAAAAAATTGAGTATATTATTCTTGTAATGATTGTGATTGATTGACAGGAGTAGAATATACAAGATGTTTTTGGGATTTAGATATTAACCAAAATAAATAAATAGATTTTAATTGATTTACTTACAGTATGAAATTCAAACTAACTAAGACAACCAAAGAACCTTTCTGAACAACGCTATACCAAATCAAGGCGTTAAAGGATTTCTGAAACGTATCTAAATGAGATTTATGATGATGGATAGAGAAAGAAAGTAATCTATCACAGGAAGATAACTCACGAGTTTCCTGAGATGCACTAGTTTACTGAGATGCACTAGTTTCCTGAGATGCACTAGTTTACTGAAATGCACTAGTTTACTGAGATGCACGAGTTTACTGAGATGCACGAGTTTCCTGAAATGCACTAGTTTACTGAGATGCACGAGTTTCCTGAAATGCACTAGTTTCCTGAAATGCAAGAGTTTCCTGAAATGCAAGAGTTTCCTGAAATGCACTAGTTTACTGAGATGCACTAGTTTCCTGAAATGCAAGAGTTTCCTGAGATGCACGAGTTTACTGAGATGCACGAGTTTCCTGAAATGCAAGAGTTTCCTGAAATGCACTAGTTTACTGAGATGCACTAGTTTCCTGAAATGCAAGAGTTTCCTGAAATGCACTAGTTTACTGAGATGCACGAGTTTCCTGAAATGCACTAGTTTCCTGAGAAATCAAACTACAATCATGATGATGTTTTGCTAGGAAAGATAAAAACCGAGATATAGCAGAGATAGAAAACGAATGAACAATATTACTGATAAAAGACTATGAACCAATAGAAGATGAAGAGGCTAAGAAGATGACAGTAAAAGAGATAATAGATAAATTATGATATGAGATAGAGATAGTTGACTAGATTTTAATTGATTTACTTACAGTATGGAAAAGAAAATAAAGGAAGCAGATTATGTATGTGGAGAATGTTGAAATAAGTATTGAGATACTTGAGAATGAACTGTATGTACTATGCACTGATGAGAGTGTGATATATGCTGAAAAGAATGAAGTATAACAAGCATAAGAAATTACTGATATTTAAGGAAAACCTTAGAAGCCTAGATTTTAATTGATTTACTTACAGTATGAGAGCAAAGATAAAAGCAATAGTAGATGAGTATGTTAAGAAAACACCTACACTAGACTACAAACCCACTTATCAACAAAGAAGATTACTAGAAAGAATACTCAAGAAACATCTATCACAAGAG